GCAATAAAGCTTTAAGTGAATTTCTTGTTCCACTCATAATGGCACGACGCATCATGTATTTAGAAGGATCAGGAACACCATTTACAAATAATCTTTCCATTATTTTGGAGAGACGATCAAATTCTTTCATGGTAGGTAATTGTCTATTTTCTGCTTTTAACATATCTTTTCCATATCTTCCTTGATACATATCAGGAGATTTTTCAAGCATTTCTTTTATTTTCGGATTAACTCCAGATGAGTATAACTCATCATCAAAGTCTACGTAATGACCTCTTTCACCATCAAAAATTTTAAATTTAGATACTACAGGTCCTGGCAATGCTTCTTCCATAAAAGCTTTTAACCCTGAACCTTCAGATCCTATCCCTAATGCTCTTCTAAAACCTGCTGAATCAAATGCTAGCATGCCTCCCTTTTCAAAAAGAGCTTTATCAAAAGCATCCCTGACATACACACCTACGCCGTTGTGATAATTACGTGGCCCTACAATTCTTTTCATTGCTGCAAGTTCTTGATAAGCTGATGCTGGATTTTCTTCTGCAGCTTTTACTAATACATCAAATAATGAGTGCCCAGCTCTGGTTCCATCTTTTTCTAATGTTATATTAAATCCTCTTTGTGCCACAGCTTTACCTGGAATTGCTGCTTTGCCCACATCTGTTCCCCACAACAACATTCCTTTACTTACAAAATTATCGTAATTGGTAAAAGCTTGTGCTACTTCTGGATATCCCATTTCTTTTACAGAACCAATGTCTGTTTCCCACGCTCTTATTAAACGTGTAATGTCATCTGCGTAAGGAGTATCTGCCATTGTATTATCTTTTATAGGTTTAAGTAATATATCTATATCTTCTTTTAATCCTTTCATTTGTGCAATATCACGCATAGAATGACTAGCTGCTCTTTCTCCAACACCAAAACCTGTATCTGAAACAGGTCTAACAATTTGTTCTCTTATAAAACTTACTAATTTATCTGTAGTAGCACGTGGTATTAACTTTCCAGCTTTATCCACTTGTTGTTTACCAGCTGCTGTTTTAAGTATTTGTTTACCTATGGTAACCATAGTTTCATCTTTAAATATTTTTCCTGCGCCCATTGCTGAATCATCAAATATTCTTTCAAGTTCTTTGGATTTAGCTACAAATCCTCTTGCATTAGTAGAAGCAAGTTTACCCCAATCCACGCTCATATCAATCATGTTTGCATAAGGTGCAAATTTTCCCAGCATTTCTTGACCGATAGCCTGCATGTAAAAATCCCCTTGCTTAGCCATGTTGTTTCTAATTCCTCCACCAAATAACGGAGCAGGTGCCATTGTTGCTGCAATTTTTGGAGCTAATTGATTACCAACCATTTGTCGACCCAACATAGATCCTTGCATAGTTTCTGGTTCCGGCCACCAATCATCCATCATTCCTTTACCAGAATATTTTGCGTTATCTACCCCACCTAGCCATCTAAAAGGATTAAAAGGTGCATTAGAGTTAACCATTTTCCATAAAGGTTTTCCTAATCCTAAAGGTAAATTAAATGTTAAATCTATTTCCGGTGTTTTGATTACAGTTCCATCCTCTAATGTTTTAGCATAACCTTTTGGTGTATATTTAGTAATAAGTTGTTGTTCCCAGCTAAGTAAATCTTTATTAGTTGGCATGTTAGGATTTTTACTTGTATTTGGACCAAACTGACCAAAAGGAAATTTTCCTACACCTTGTCTTGTTAGATAGTATAAAGGTCTTGCTCCTAAAAACGCTGATGTTAAAAATGCATCATATTTAAACTCATCCACGGCACTTTCAATTCTTTCTTTTGCGCCTGGTCTATTAATTCCTACATCCCCAAATGTTGCTGCATCTGGTATAATACCTGCCAATATAGCATCCATAAATCCAGCTGATTGTTGAGGATCATTTACAATTGCTTTTGCTTGACCAGCTTGATCCATAATATCTAGCATTACTTCATATCCTAGGTCGGCGACCGCTACACTGCTTGCTCCCCCTAAAACAGCACCAGCTGCTCTTTTAAGCCAGTTACCTTTAGATCCTTTTGCTCCTTTTTTCACACCTTTAAGAAAGTTTTTTTGCATGGTTCTATCACCAAAGTATGAACCTGCACCTCCTCCAATTATTTTTGCATGAAGTTCTACAATAGGTAAAGGGTCAGGGCTGTTAGTAAAAAGACCTGCAGAATCACGCATGCCTCTAAACTCTTCAGTGCCTGGTTGTGCAAATGTTTCATCGGTTACACCTTCAGCTGAAAATATTTTACTTTTTGCATCTACAGCTAAATCTAAAAATTTAGAATCACCTGTTTGAATATATTTATTTTTTGCTGTTGTTGCTATTTTTAAAAGATTATTTTTTACACGATCATTTCTTAATCTAAAAAATCTATCTTGTTCTTGTTGAGCTTTTTGTTGTGCTATGTCTTCTTTTGTTTGTATGAATCTATTTGTTTGACCTTTTCTCCAAGACTCAGGAGTAACAGCGTTAAATAAAGCTGTCGGTACTACTTTTAATGCATCTACATAAGGATCAAAAAATTCATTTTGTTTTTTTATTTTATCTTGTGCTTGGGTGTAAGGAATTTCTCCATCGGTTCTACCTGCAATTTCAGTGTCTTTCATTCCTGAACCTTCAAAAGAAATCTTTTCTGTTAGAGGTTTAAAAGACGTGTTAAATAAATCTACACTACTATTAGCTTTTTTCTCTACCATTATTTCATTTGCTCCATAATATCGTTAGTAATACTTTCTGTTGTTTGATTATTTTCTGCATTATCTAATTGTAAATTTCCTCCTACGGATTGTAACCACGCTCCGTAGTCCATTGTTCCAATATCCTCAGTAGCATAACGATACCCATCTATTTTATTATTTCTTAATTGATAATACAAGCTAGCAAATTTATCCATGCCTTTTATATTATATTCACTTGGAGCATATATTTTGTTTTTTCCGTTTTGTGTGCTTTCTGTAACGTCATTAGTATATCCTGCAAACCCTAATGCTTTTTCACGGTGTGCTTTTAATTCGTTAAATATAAATGCGTAGTTACTTATAACTTTATAAGGATCTGCTGATCTACCAGTAAGTCCTGTCATTTTTGTGTCTTCAAATGATCTTTTCATAATGTCTGCTAACATACGACCTGTTGGCTGTCTGTCTCTTGATAGCATTAGACCCAAAGTATTTTCGAATGTAATCATTTGATTTTGATATGGATTTTGTAGTAATCTAGTTAAACCATCTTGTGTTGCATAGTAAGTTGATTCCCCTGGCTCTACTTGCTTTCCGTTTGCGTACTGAGCACCAACATTTCTTCCGTATTTGTTTTCTGCATCAATAAAGAATCCAACTTCTTTTCCGTCAATTTTCATAAAATAGTTAGGAGAATCTAGAACGGCAAAACCTTCGTATTTTTCTCCTTGTCTCCAATTTTTATCTATCATTGAATCTACGTTGCTGTTATACATTTCATTAAGTTTTTCTTGACCACCTAAACCATTTGTAATTGCATTAGATATTTGTTCAACCGCAGCTGCAGGTCCTGCAACAAGTCTACCAATTTCACCGGTAATACCAGCTAATACATCTTTGTTTTGAATTAATATAGGCATAATAGTATCTGCCATTGTATCTAGTCCTTGTCCAATAAACCTAGCGTAAGACATTTGTGAATCACGTGCTGCTGTTCCTTCTGCAGTAGCACCAGAAGTACTACCAAATAATCCTGCAGCTTGTCCTGCACCTTCACTTGAATTTGGATCTAAGAAAGTATATTTTGGAACTCCATATGCTTCATTTGCATCCATAAATTGATTCATCTTAGGGCTTTTTCTGTAATAATCACCTACTTTTCTTTTTTCTAAAGTAATAGGGTTACCATCGTTTCCGTACATTACTTCATTATTTTCTCCTCTTTTATAAACATTTTCATAGACTGCCATGATAGGTCCACTTCTATCTGCTTGGGTATCAAGTTCTGACAGGTACATATTAAGAGCTGCTGCTCCAATTTCACGTTCTGCTTTTCCTTTTTCTACTCCCATAGAAAATAAAGTAGGCGCTATTTGCATTCCTGCTTGCCCTACAATATCCATAAATCCTTTCATACCTGAATCCATACTTCTACCTGACATTAAAGCTGACCCTAATTGCACTAACATACCCATTTTTTGCATGCGTTGTCCTTCATCCCCATCCCCCATAAATTGACGAATGACATCTTTATATCCATCAATACGTGCAAGACTATCGTTGTCATAAGAGTCCATGTATTTATTGGATTGATCTACAAGAGCACTAGTAGTTGTGTCTGAATTACTGCTGTCTGCTCCGTCCGATACATTAGTGCTTTCATCTGCTGCATCCGCATCGCCAGCATCTATTTGTATTTCATTTTCTTCAATTAAAATATTATCTTTTTCAGGCCCTGCTTCTACTGTTATGTCTACTTCGTCTTCTATAATTTTTTCAGGTTCTGTAGTTCTTTGGGGAAGTGCCATGTCTATTATTTTATTAGTAGCATAAACTGGTGCACCTAACCCAAATCCTTGTGCTATTCTTCCTTTTTTTCCACCTACTACATCAGCGTAATTTTGAATGTATGGATTTTCAACAGCCGCTTTGTAAGCATCGCTTGTTGCTTCTTTAATTGGCTTAAAAAGTTTTCTAAATTTATAGGGGTTAACCATTTTAACCCATTCCCTGCGCTACACCTAAACCTGTGATCCCAGCACCAACAGCTTGTGATAAAGCATTAGTTCCAGGAGCTGTGCCCATAGAAGTTGCCATAGCACTTGTAGGCATACCTTGATAGATGTCGGACGTAAATCCTAATCGTTGGTATGGCTCATAAACCTGTTGAATATTTTGTCTATATTGATTGTCTAATCCTTGCTGTGCAAATTGTTGTTGTACTGCACCAGATGACATCAATGAAGCAATATCCCCTTGATTTTGTTGCTGTTGTTGACCGCCAAGACCAGCTGACATTTTAGCTGCATCACCGTATCTCCCCATTTGATTTTGAAATTGACCTATAGAAGCTTGTTGAGCTTGACCATAATTTTGTGCGTTTGATTGACCTACAGTTTGAGCTTGTTGATTATATAGTTCTGCTGATTGTATTCCTTGTCTTGATCCTCCAAATGCCCCTACTTTATTAGCCGCCATATTTCCTTGATTTTGTGCTTTAGCAAACTGATCTTCTATCCCTTTAGTTACATAATTTTGATAAGGATTCATGTAAGCTTCAATTCCTGAGTTAGGATCGTTAGGATTATATTGTTGTGCTGCTTGATTAGTATAATTTTGTGCTTGATCTAACATAGGTTGAAATGCTCCAAGTCCTGTTTGTGCTAAATCAAATGCTTGATTTTGTTGTTGATTAAACCCAGCCATTTGTTGCTGAGGAATATTAACTTGACCTTCTAGTGTTCTTTGTTCTCTATTTAAATCTGAAAAATTAGTTCCTGCAGCGTAACGACCATCTGTGCCTTGATAACCAAATTGTCTATAATCGTCATCTCCAAGTTTTGCATCTTTATTTGTAAGTTCCCAAGGATTTGTACCAAAACGAGTTAGGTCACGAGCTGTGCCCATTAACCCTAGTTTTGCTGCTTCTATCTCCGGTGCTTCTCTACTGAATTGAGTAGCATATTGTGTATTACTTGGATCGTCGCCGCCACCAAATCCCATTATAATTGTCTCCTGTATGCATTAGCAAAATGACTCATCCCTAGTCTTTTAGCTAAAGCTTTAAATTTATTTGTTTCTTTATCGCTTAAACGTGGCTCAAAGAATACTTCAACGGCTTTGTTAATCTTAGCCCAATCTATAAACTTTCGCATCATAAATACTCCTGCCATGCCTGTTCTATGTTTAGGAACCACATACAAATCTAATTCCCTTGCAAATAATTTATAACTAAAAGGATACTCTAGTAGCCTTCCAGACATAAATCCAATCTTTTTATCGTCTTCTTCAACAATAATCGCAAAATAAGTTGGGTCATTTGCGGCAGTTCGGATATATTTTTCAACTTTTTCCTTACTGTATTCAATCTTTTTCCAATCAGACTCTTCGTGGTGTTTTTTGGATACTTCCATCATCCACTTAAAATCTTTAGGTCCTAAAAACCTCCACTTCATTTATTAATCGTGTACACTTCCATGTTTTCTTCTTTTTTTATCTTTTTGTTTTTTAAGTAATTTATCTGCAGCGTCTTTTGCTTTAGCTTTAGCAGATTTAGTTTCATTATATTTAGTAGCCGCTAATGTAGATGCAGCTCCTAACACGGCTCCTGTTTTAAATCCTGGTTTCTTGCTTTTTGATGCATCCTTTACTCCAGCAAGTATTCTTCTTCTATCCAACATTTTTGCTGAAGTTGCTTTTGAAGAACTCGAAACGTTTTTACTTTTGCTAATTTTTGGGGCCGATTTAGTTGCTTTTTTAAGCAGTTTGTTTCCCGGGTAAAGAGCCTTTAATTGATCCTTCTTATTTTTTCCTAACGCGCCTAATAGCATGCTGCCTGTTTTTCTTTTAGCCATTAACTATATACTCCTATACTTTCTGTTACTGTTTCAGATTCTGGATCTAATTGATTCATCATCTCATACATTCTTTTAGCACCAGCTTCTCTGCTGCCTCCTCCATAATTTTCAACAGCCTTAGCTGTCATTACAAACTCTCCATCAGAAAGTTTAGCGTCTATTAAATCTTCTTTAGGGCCACCTGGGCCATTGACGGGCCCACCACTTTCATAGTTAATAGAAGCAATGCCTCCATTATTAAAGTAACCCCCACCTCCGTAATAAGGATTTTGCATTTCACCTTTGACTTGATCTACATCAATACCATACATGAATGCGAGTTCTTTATTTCTTTTCTTTTTAGTTGCTTCCCATTCTTCTTCAGGTGTCATACGTCCACCATATAATCCTGCTGCTTGTGATACAAGTGTAGGTAAATAATCTGTGACAATTTCGCCTTTGGCTGGTCCTTCACCGCCTAACATATTATTACCACCTTTAGATACTTTAGAAAAGAAATCTACTGGTGCTATCTCTTGAGTAGATGCAGGTATAATATTATCTGCTACTCCTGTACTACCCCACGTTCTTGGATCATTAGGGTTATTAATAGGTAAACCTTTATTTATACTTCCTCTCATTTCAGGACGCATTATTGCACTTTCTTGTAATTTGTTAGGGCTTTGTAAGAAATCCATTGCTGTTTTTGGTTTATAATTAGTTTGAAAATCAAGAAATTTTGTCACTGCATCAGCATCTTGAGCTCTATAGGTTGCCGGTATTGCTTTAACTGCTGGATTGTACGTACCTATTCCCATACTTTGTTCTAGTCCACCAGGACCATCCATAAAGGAAGGTATTGCTGATCTACCAGGGTCTTTTACCATAGTTTTAAACATGTCTTTTGTATAATTTCCTGGTTTATTCGCTGTGTTAAATGCGTTAGCTGCTTGGTTAGCTTTTAAATAAGAAAATGGCATTGAAGCTAGGCCAGAATACATTGCTGCTTTGCCTGGATGTTTAGATCCACTAAGAGCTGCTGTTCCATAACCTAAAGCTGATTGTTTTAAAGCGTTAGCCATTAAAGGATTCATATTACCAAACATACTTCCGAGTCCTAACATGTTAGATCCCATAAGTGCTGGCGCTGCTGCACCTAATGCCATTGGTAGTGCCATTTGCACCAATGGATTCTTCATTAATTTACTTAGAAATCCCATACTATCTTCTCAAACTGGCTATTCCGCCGCGGTTATATTCAGGGCTAAAATCTGGAAAAGCATCCAGTCCCTGTAGATAATCAAATTCATATTCATCGCTAGGTCCATATTGACCACCAAATTCATCCATTCCTAAAACTGAATCAGAAATATAAGATCCATAATCATCACCAGGCACGTAAGCCGCTGGAATTACATCTTCTCTATTCATATCATCTAAACCTCTATTAAGGTAATTGTCATAATTAAAGTCACGTTTAAAGTCCGGGTATGATCGATCTGGCATATCAAATCTAGGATCAAATCTAGGTTCCAATCTAGGATCTGGCACGCGATCTCTAAATTCAAATCTAGGATCTGGCATATTTCTATACTCTCTAGGATCTGGCATCGGCATTGGTGCCGGTTTTCCTCTTCTAAATTGTTCAGGATTTGGAAAAGACCTTCCTTCGTATGGGTTAGGCATCATATTGTTTGATTGTTCTATTCCTGGTTGTCTATTGCTGGATAATCTATATCCTAAACTAGAAACTCCTTGATCTTCTTGTTGAGGCGGTCGAAAAGCCATTATAAATCTCCTACTATACTTTTAATTATTTTATGTATTGCTACAGATACTTTGACATCACGTCTAATGTGTTTTACTTCTGTATCAGTTGCAGGGTTCACTACATCATCCTCAGCTTCTTTATCTGAACCGTATAGTTTTCCTGTTTTCGTATTAGTAATAGTTACTTCGGCTGGCACAACAATTTCAGGAACTCTTTCCCCATTGACCGTGGTCCATTTTACTACACTATCATCTTTTATAGGCATGTTTACTCCTTATATCAAGTATTATTATTAATTTCAAGCACAGAAAGCACAACATGAAGTTTATCTGCATTGCCTGGAGTGACTGTAATTTTCTCTGCTTGTTTGGCTATAAGAGGTTCAGTTAATAATTCCACAGGAACCGAGGCTCCTACCACTATATCTTTACCTAAACTAAACACTGCGTTTGCCACATCTGTTATAGTTGCCGTAATAGTACTGCCAGTTCCTGAATCATCGCTGACTCTAATGGATTTAATTACAGCCTGTACCTTATCTGGTACTGTATATAGTACCACTGGATTTGTATTTGTAGCTAAATCTACTTTATAATTTGTATATATGTTACCCATTAAACCACGCAAATGCTTCATCATCATTACGCAACGTTTCCGGTGTGTAAGTACTATTAAGCAATAAAATTAATTGTTCTAAGTTAGCAACCAGTTTATCTATTTGGACTTTATTGTATTCTATAGGTCCTTGTGGTGTCCTAGGTAATATTATCTGTGCCATTATCTCATTCCGTCCTGCTGTACATCAGCTCTATAAGTACCATATCGCCAGTTTGCTCCTGTCTCTGTAGTCTTTATACTAATTTGTGCTTGTCGTCCACGAGCTCGTGTGTCTACTTTTTCAGTAGTTGAAGTAATTGTATGTGCTATAGTTGTAGCACTTGAAGTAGGATATAATTTAAAGATTAAATCTACACCTATGTTACCTGTTATAACTTTAAAGTCTGGTATAAATCTTTTAATTGACATTAAGTTTTCACCTGCTTGAGGAATAACAAAAGCACCAGAATTTAATTCTGATTCTAAAGCCACTCCGTTTGCATCTGTTCCACTTTCTTGTGCATACATTAAAGCACGTCCGTTAGTTACTCCAGATATTTCTGTAGCTGGTGCTAAAGGTTTAACTGGTACTGTTGAACTGTTTGGATCAAAGTCTAATGCATAAGGAAAATCATACACACCTTTATCAACCCATGAAGTTCTAGCTAGTTCTCCTATGGACCAAGTTTTTTCTTCATAATTATAAGTCACATATCTATCAATCTGTGATGATCCATTTGAAGGATAGAACCATGTTACTTCATTAAACTCACTATTAAGACAAGCAAAAGTATCTTTTTGTGATGCTTGATCTATATTTGTAAATACATAATCCTCAACACTGCAAGGTATTTTTTTAACCGAACCATCAAACACGAAGAAAGAATCTTTACCCATCCAAAAAGCATTGCCATTAGATTCTACTGCTGAGTGTAATCCTATAGCACCACATGCAGAACCTAACTGGGAAAAACCAAATGTAAAAGGTGCGCCTACTAGTTGCATTTGATACAAAGATGTATCTGTCCACACAAGTAAAGCACCACGTGATCTTTTAGCTGTAATTAATTTACTACCATCTGTTAATCTTTGTGAGCCGGATGTGTTCGTTGCTGTCGGTGTCCAATCATTTTCATTCTCTTGATCTGACCAACGTATAAACATATCGTCTTGGGTTGTTGTTCCTATAAGTTGTGTTCCAAAACATATTACATGTCTGTCTGTACCAGATACTAAAGAAAATCTATTTTGTGTTGGAGCATTTGTTAAAATAGCAGCTGCCACAGGTGTTCCTGCACTGTTTGATGTGTCCCAATAATATAATGAACCATTAAACTGACACGCTAATAAATCCTCACCCCAAGTGTCCAAGGACCATTTACCTGAATCTAATTGTACTGAGTTAGGTGCTGCAAGACCAGCTCTTGTTGTGTTCCATGTAGATAATCCCCATGTTCCTGCTCCCCAACCGTATCCGGCTATGGATGTAGCAGGGTTAGTATTAATTTCATAAGCTGCTGTAGCAGTTTCTGCAGAAGCACCTGCGCTTGTCGCACTAGCAGTTGCTGTAATTTTATATTGTGATGTAGATACAACTTCTATTATTTCATATTGTTTGTTTTGTAGTGTAGCTGCTGGTATACCATTAACTGCACCACTAACATTTGTTATGGTTACAAAATCTCCTTCTATTGCTCCGTGCGCTGCGTCTGTTACTGTCACTGTTGGTGAATTGTTTACTGTTGTAAACCCTGTAATATTACCAGCTGCTGTTGCACGCGTTGGTGTAATGTCATACCAAGCATCATTTTGATACACATATAATTTTTTATTAGTTCCTGTTGCTAAATATTGTTCCCCTCTAAGGTCAAACCAATCAACAATACCACGTGCTGCGCCTATTAAAGTTTCTGGTGTAACTGTTACAAATCCACCTATTTTTTCTGGAAGACCATATCTAAATCTAACATTCTTACCAAAGAACCATTTACCTTCTGCACCATATTCCGTGTCTTGCTGGTCTATTCCTGGTGCTATTGGTACTTTTACTAAAGTCATTTAGCTCCTATACAGCTGTGTCGTAAAATCTAATCCAACGATCAACGCCGTTTATACTTACTCTAATTGCTCCTTGTTTTCCTCCTGTAGATCCAGTCGAAGAAGATAAACTTCTTGTACTATCACCTGCAGATGTTCCTTCAAAATAAATAAAATCTTCATCAATATCATCTTGATCTAAATTTAAACATGATATACCACCACCCGCATTATTTTGATTAACTTCTAATTTACCATTAGAAGGTGTTGCTGCTCCAATAGCTACAAGATCTGAACTAGCATCTATCATAAGTAAAGCTGCATCATTATTGCCTTCAAATCTAGCGTCATGGTTTCCACCATTATCATTAAAAGTAAAAGCTGCATCTGTTACATTGAGTATGGCTGTCGTTGTTGTGCCTTCTAATGTAATAGCACCTGTTGCTTTAAAAGTTCCTGCTACATCTAAAGTTGTAGCGGGTGAGTTAGTTGCAATACCTACACGGTCTGTACTTGCGTCTACTTTAATTAAATTAGCTTGTGTTACACCAGAGAAAGTTGCATCTTTGTTAGCGCCTGCTGCATTAAAAGTAAGGTCACCGCCATTAAGGGTAACATCCCCTATTGCTTCTAGTGTACCATTAGCTTTTACATTACCCATGTCACTAAAGACATCAAAGGCTGTGTTACTACCTCCATCAACAAAGATAAGATGCTTTGCACCTTCTACTAATGTTACTTTAGTGCCGCCAGCTGGTCCAAATAATAGTGCATTTCCTCCTCTTGTTGTAATATCTTCTACTAAATAAAAATTATCTATGTTAGCAGCTGTTTCAATACTTGTTGTTGCACCTAAAGTGCCTGTAATTTTAAGAGTAATCTTAGCTGTCTGTGAAGTAGCGCCGTCCCCTCCACTAGGATTAGATAGTGTTGTTGTGTTCCCTGTAACAGGAACTGCTATAAATCCTTTTAATGTTTCTTCTACTTTTTGTAAGTTTTCATTTGTTATCGTACCCCAGGTACCAGAATTAGACCCTGTCGTCTGAAGATTTACTTTAATTATATTCGAGTCTGCCATTTTTCTCCTTAACCTGTTGGTACCACAGTCCAGATGTCTGTATTAGAATCATCCACACCATTCCATATTGTAAGTTTAGGCGTTCCTACTGCAAAGGTAGCCCTTACTCCTTCTAGTGTCACTGTAGCAGTACCTACTACTGTAACAGATCCTATGCCGAAAGTAGCGCGAACACCAGTTACGTCATATTTAGATTCTATTGTAACAGCTCCAACACCAAATGTCGAGCGAACTCCTGTTAAAACTAAGTCCGCATTACCAGTTACAATAACTGTTCCTAGGCCAAAGGTTGCTCTCTGCCCAGTTAAAGTTAAATTTGCATCACCTATGACAGTAAGTGCGCCTACCGCAAAGGTAGCACGTACACCTATTAAATCATCAATAACACTGTTGGCTGTAACAGTAACTGTGCCCAGACCAAAGGTTGCACGTACCCCTGTAGGTACAACAGTTATGCTACCAAATGATGAAGAGCCCTGCGAAAATGTTTCGGTCGCATATGCTGCTGCGCCGTATAACATTAAGCG